TCTGACACCACGTTAGCACCTTCCGAGTTGTGTAATAAATCTTTTAGTGCTTCATAGTTTATAGGTGCTTCATAACCAAAGTCAAGACCAAATGCTTTGGACTGGTACTTAGAAAAGTCATACTCTGGTACTTTCATTACCTGTGCTATACGAGCTACGTTTGGATCTGTTAACATACCACCATCATCCAACTCTACCTTATCTGTTATTTGATCTTCTACAGTTAAGTCGTTTGACTTAATTTCTGCTATCATATCTTTAACATTTACAGGTTTTAAATAAGTTGGCAAACCTCTATCTTTTGCTACGTTTTGAAAACCACCTTCTGCACCAGTTCCACCTGTGTTTACATAGTAAATACTGTTTTTATCTGTAATACCTGCATTTATTAAACCTCTCATTTGACGATCAGCTTCACGTAAAGCCTCACCAAAAGTTAAAACTTGACCTTCACCTTTAGCAGCAGCTTGTATTTTGTAAGCATTATTCTTTATTTCAGACATAAATCTAGTATATGCTTGACCAAATGTACCAGAGGAATCTTGTACATTACCATATACATCTATTGTGTATGCTGTAGATTTACTTTCTAAAAATTTTTCAAATGATCTAGCTTGATCTTCTACATCTTTCTTTTCAGACTCTGGATATAGTTCATCTAATACTTGTACATTTGGTTGTTGTTTTAAATATGCCTTGACTACATCTGGGTCTAAAGTTGGATCTAGTATATCTTCAGCAGTTAACGCACCATTGTCAAATATTTTACCCTTTAAGACACCTATTGTATCATAAGCATCTACTGGATCTATAAATAATCTACTTACATTGTCAAGAGCTTCTTTTGATGCTAGAGGGTTATTCTTAATTAACTCACCAGCAAAAGCTAATTTATCAGTTTCTGTTGCTCTTTCTTCTTTAGGTAAATCTCTTTGTTCTTGTATAAAGCTAGTTACACTTGTTTGAACATTAGCTGTTTGAAAGTTTTTACTACGTTTATAATTTTCTGATACAGCATACTGTTTTAGCATTGTAATTGATGTAGTGCTAAATCTATTTGGGTGTAAGTCTGCCAAACTTTTAAATCCTGCAGGTGTGTCACTCTTTATAGACAAAGCATAGTTCAATCTACTATGTAATAAATCTGGGTTCTTAGAACGAGCAAAAGCATCTTTAATAAGATCTTCTATTTGTGTGATAGCTTGATTACCAATAGATGAGTCCTTAGTTGCTTTGAGATGTGGTCTAACTAAACTAACGTAACTATTTAACATATCAGACAACTCTGGAGCTCCTGGGACGTTATCTAAGGAGTTGGTGAGTAGTAGCTTTGCACCTTCAACTTGAGTAGCAGCAAACTCATTATCAAGAGCTGTAAATCGTTCTTTTAAATTAGTTTTTAATACTTTTCTAGCTGGTTGTACAAGTAACTTATCAACACTTATGTCACTTAAATTACTTCTATTTTCATCTCGCCATTGACCTAATATATAGTTACCAGCTACAGCTAATTGATTTTTAGTTAAGTTAGGATCATTTATTGCAAACTGCACACCATTGTTATCAACTAATTGTGTACTATTTGTTCTTAGTTGATTATCAAAATAAGCACTAAATCCTTCTACCTTAAGTGCTTTATCTCTAACTTCGTAACCATAATTATATGCTCCCGAAAATATACCTCTTACCTTTCTAGCTTTTTCTTTACCAAATGGATCATTACTATTTTCTAATTTAGTAGCTAACTGATTACCTGTTTTAGTAATATCTAGCTGTTGATCTCCAGCAGCTTTGATTGCATCAAAACCAGTTTCTTCAACTTCTTCTTCATCTGGTACTGGTTCTACCTCTAGTTCTTCTTCCATCCTAGCTGCAGCTCCTTGAGCATTTTGATATGCTATTTGAGTCTTAGCTAAACTAGGTACAGTATCTGTTAACAAGCTACGTAGAGTATTACTAAAATTACTAGCTAACTGTGCTTCGTAATTAGATACTCTAATAATGTTATTTGTTTGACGTTGTTCTTCTCGTGCTTGTTCTTCTGCATTTCTAACTCTTTTAGCAATCTCTTCTTTTTGTGATGCCTCAAGTAGTTTTGCTTCTTGTACTTTTTTTTTGGTGATGTCAACAATTTTTCTTGGACTAAATCCAACTTGCCACTCACCTTGTCTACGAAATCCTTTTGCCATTATTTAGTACTCCACCAAGGGGTATCTGGATTACCACTAGCATGACCAATGCCAGATCCAACTTTTACACCTGTACTGAAACCTGTCATAAGAGATCCTAACATGCTAGGTTTTTCTGGCCCTGCCATTTCTACTGGTCTTACAGTTTGAAATTCAGCTACAGGAGCCATAGGTGTAGCTAATATATTATTATACGCTTGAGAATCTGCAGCATACTGACTAAGAAGAATATTAAATTCTTGTAAACCAAAAGATTTTCGTGCGTTAAATAAACTTGCATTTACCGCAGCTTGTTCTTGACCTAGTTTACGTTCTTCATCACTTAAGGTTAACATAGTAGATTGTCCAGCTGACATACCACTAGCTAATATTGTACCTTGTGCTCGTATAGATTCTGCAAGTCTTTGTTGTCCTTCAAACTGAGCCTCTGCAATTTTTTCATTTAATTTAAGTTGATTGGCTGTTGAAGCTCTTGATTGTTCTAATTGATTGATGTCCTTCTGCTTGTACATTGCTGTAACTGAAGCAGCTTGGGCATCCATTTGTGCTTTAAATAAGTCTTGTTTTTGTTGATCTTTAAAGGCAGATATTTGTATTTTGTTTAGATAGTCCTGCCTTGCCATGTAGTTTGATCTATCTACCGCTGCTTGCTGTGCTCGGTATTGTGCCATCTTTGCTTGACGGTCTGCAATAAAACTACCGCCAGCTGAAATACCAGCCAGAATTAAGGTTGGGGTACACATAATTTATAAAATTCTATTAATGGTACATTGTTGTAAACTGTGTAATTTAAAAAGTTAAACTTTAGCAGTTTGAGCAATTTGATGTGTTGCTCATTACGCATATCTGCATAATTGTATAAATAAGGATTAGATAGGCTGGCTATCCAGCGTCTCGCCTCTCTTACAAATGTATGTGGATATTCTGCACAAGCATCTGTACATAACATCCAAATTGTGTTTTGAGAGGTTACTCCCGCCACTCCAGCAGTCTTGCCGTTGGGAACCTTAAAAAATACAGAATATTCAGAATGGAAATGTGAGTGTAAGACTGCAGCATGTGCTTGCAATCCTGTTGTATCTTCTGCTTCACGTTTATCCTCAAAACGTAGGTTCAGCCCTACTTCCAAAGCTAAGTCTGGAGTGCAAGGCTGAATATACTTACCTTCGTACATGTCGTTTTTGGTTGTAGTTGCCATCCCAGCTTGCTGAGATTAAAGCGGTAGAAAAAGGGTTGGGCATTTTTATTTGTAAAGTAAACTTATCATTTTTCTTCTGTATAGGTACTCTTACTGACTTTGCTAAAGTAGCAGGTGGTTCATTAAAATTACTAGAGTTAGTAAACATACCAGACTCCTCATGTATATAAGAATCCATATCTGCGTATGTTGGATTAACGTGAAACTCCATTGGGCCAGATACTCCCATCTCAAAGTTTATACCTGATATTCTCAACTCAGCATCTAAATCATAAGTGTTTTGACCTACATTTAAGTAATATGTTGGTAGTTCAATAGTACTTGTATACTTATAACCTACGGCAACTTTTGCTGTACTAGCTATGTTTATGTTGTTAAAAGTAACTGTACCATACGTAACACCACCTACAACTTCACTACCTACAGCATCAGCTTGTCTTACAATTCCTGCTATAGAATTACCATCACTGTCGTTACCAGATAAACCAACCATAAAAAAGTTAGAAACCAATGGTTGATATGGTATACGTAACACTGTTTTCTCTGGAGCTGAAGTTGTTTGAGCTGACCCAGTTACGTTTGAAGCTATAGCCATATTATCTAAGTGTGCCTCAAACCATCTTGCTGTCTTAAGCGGAGAACCTACATCAGTTGCAGTACCACCTAATACATATGTCCTGTCACTACTTGCATCAGCAACATATTCATGTTTACATAAATGATAACCACCATTATGATATGTGACTGTGAAGAAACTACCACCTGTGTACAACATGTGTTGTAGAGTTCCTGTTATTGTCCAGCTATACCATGCAGACTGTTCTCTTTGAGTACCAGCATTATAGTATTTGTAATGATAAACTGTAGCGTCTCCTTTTTTAGCATAACTAACTATACCTATAGCAGCAGAGTTAGTAGCTTTAGTTATATCTTTAGGTAAAAATTCTGGGACTACTCGTGTCTGTTCTATAATGGAAGGAGGTGTGTCATCATCTATTACCGTAGCCTCAAATGCTCTTGCATAAGCTGATACGTTAGATGTAAATAAAACTGAAGTTCCAAGATCAACAGGTTCTATAGTTGAGTCACATTCATAACTTGCAAGTTTTTTAAGTCTAGCTGTTTTAGGACTAAATATATCAGATTCTGTAAATAATAAAAACTGAGCATTATCACTAAACATCATAACACCTTTTTGTATAGGTAGTACATGATTTATAAATGCTGGTTTTTTATCAGATACCGTTATATCTATTGGGTTATCGTCACTAGCAGCAATCGCAGAAGTTATAAAAAAATCAAAAAATCTTCCTGGCTGACCTAAAATAATATTTTCATCAGAAATTATACCTAACCTATTACGATGAAAAAACATTTGTTGTATTTCAAAATCAACAAACGTAGGAAATGGATTAGAAACATTATCTCCAACAGTTCTGTTTTTCCAATAGTTATCATTACCTTGAGCTGTAGCCGTAGCTTGGTCTAACTTTACAAACGTAAATGTACCATTTCGATTATTAATCAAAGCATGAGGCATAGTAGCAGGATCTAATCCTAACTTCATAGTTTGGTTAGCTGCACTACCCGCAAAGTTATGCGGTCTTACTGTTTCTTCCCAACTTCCTGATCCAGAATCTCCATTATCAGCTTCAAATATAACATAATAATCATCAGTTTCTAAATCACCAGTGTTCGATATTTGAGCTACATAGCCGTGTTTACACATTGCTGGTAAGCGACTAATATCTTGAGCTCTCTGACCAATTACACTCATGTTTTCATTTACAGCTCCACCAAGAAAGTTAATACCACCAGCTTCAGCCCCTTTTATAAACAAACCACTACCAATCACTTCGGATGTAAAATTACCTGTATTACCGTTTGAATCAAATAAATCAGCATCTACTTTAGTTGTCAGTTCACCTAAAATAGTAGCCATACTGATTGCACCATTATCAGGATTTTTAGGAGTTTTATAGTATGCTATACCAGTCACACCTGTATAGGTAGAAACAGGTTCAACAGCTTCTACTGCTATACGATAATCTTTACCTTCAATTCTTACATCTATAAATTTACCTCTTGCAGTATTTATATCTGTTTCTTTTATGAGTCCACCATCAGTTAATGTTACTGTTGCAGTGTACCTTGTATCATAATCTTGAGTAAAACCTAAAAAGTCTTTTGCTTCATTACCAGCACCATCAAAGTTTTGTTGATTAGATTCTATGTAACTTGTACCATTTACAACTAAAGTACCTTCAATATTTTCACAGTTTGTACGATTTGATGTGTTTCGTATTGCATCACCACCAGAAAATGACCAAGTTAATTGACCAGCAAATCTTTGGTCTTTATTACCATCATCCCATGTTGGCCCTATCAAATTTCCACTACCGTCCCTACGGTCAACTTTTAAAGAAGTAACTCTGTAATACGTATTAGGAGTTAAAGTTTTAGCAGTGGTTGTTCTATCAAAATATAAAGGGTTGTATAGTATATACTCAGTATTATATGCAATCGTATCTAATCTAGCAAAAGCATAGTCTCCATTATTTATAGGTGCTGCAGTGGTAGCAGTACTAGCTAATACTTGTTTTTGAGGATTAGCAATTAGAGTATAATCTTGAATTGTTGTTACTGCATATGGTTTTGTTGCACCATCAAGATAGTCAAACAAAGAATCGTTTGCAGCATTTGTTAATGTTTGTTCAGTACCAGTTGCTAAATCCCATACTCTAATAGGTTTTACAGCAGGGTTAGATCCTACATTAGCTTCTGTAATTTGTACTAAAAATTTTTCGTCCCCATCTCTAATGATTTCATACCAATCTCCTGTTGCAGTAGCATTTGCTAAAAGTTTTATATGCTCTGCGGGAGGACGTTTTTTTAAACCAAATGTTATATCTGGAACAGCATTATCACATACCCTTAACTGTCCTGGAAATTTTATTTTATCTGGTTGTTGAGATACACCCCCTAGAAAGTTTGGGATACGTTGATTTACTGATGCCATTACATTCTTCTTAATACTTTAAATGGTCGATATGTGGTGTTTGCATCTTGATGATACTGATAATCATTAAAGATGTTATGATCTGATTGTTTGGTGTCGTATTCAAGGGCTACAGCTCGTGCTTGTGCTTCATCTACTTCAAACAATTTAGCAGATTGTGGATTGTTAACCATACGGTTAGAAGCTATTCTAGAAGCTCTAACAGTTATATAGTCTTTAAACGGTTGTGGTAAAGAGTCAAAATCTAACATCCATACAATATCGAAGTATAATTTTGTAGCACTATCAAAAGTAAAAGTATGATTCTTTTTATCATATACTTTCATAATACCATTATCACTTCTTCTTACTACATCAAAGTCTTTACCATGTTGATATATATTAATATCTATTTGTATTATATTATCGGGAATGACACATTGATTATTTGTATCAAGGTCAATAGGGTACTCAGTTTCTGTATTGTAAGACCACCCCTCAGCTTGTATCTCACGGCAGACTTGCCTTAGAGTCTTTAATGCTATGACCGCATCTGGGCTTTGCACTGTTAATGTATTAACTGGGGATTCTCCAACGCTCATCAGGATTGAGTTGACAGCATCTAGTTCGGTAGACACTCCGTAAGATATTTGTGCCATAAAAAAAAGGGGAGCCGAAGCTCCCGTATAGAAATAAAAAATTAATTAAGATACGTTTGCAGGGTATGTAGTACCGAAAGCTGCTGGCTTTGTAGTTGTTCCTGCGAACAATTCTACGCAAGCTGCTGGGTTTACAAAATCTGCTCCCATAGCTAGTCTTCCTAGGATGACATCGCCTTGGTATACAACTGAAACGTCTCCAGATGTTACTTGAACCTGTGGCCCTATTGTCTCAACAACACCTGCAGCTTCTCTTTGGAAGATAAGTCCACATGAGTTATTGAAAGCATTAGATGCACCATAGTTGTTACGAGCACCATAGTTATCACCTGATACAGGTGTACCTGTTTCAATAGGTTCAGAAACAAAGTTTCCTGTGTTGCCAGGGTCAATTACATTAGTGTGTAATGTATCGTTGTTACCAGAAGATGGCTTGTAAGCTGTACCATACTTGCTGAGGAATGGAGCGTTCATTGACTTGTAGATTGTGATACCTGCAATTTCAACGATTCCATTACCTGACTGAAGTGCGTCTCCTCTCTCATTATGATTGATTAGACCACTAGCACCACCAGCTGCAGCAGCTTGGATAAGTGCATAGTACTGTCTTGGGTTAAGGACAGCTACTCTACCATCACCAGATACACCCTTTTCATCCATTGCAGCAGCAGCATCATAGAAAGCATTTATAAGGTGACTAGCAACGAGTGCATCGTTAGCATCTGAACCACCGCCAACTTGGATCTGAGTTCCACCTGGCTCTTCAAATGTGTTAGAACCAATCTTCACTGCACTAGCTTGTCTAGCACCTTTAGCGATAGCTCTGAAGATAAGTCTGTCATATTTTTGAGCAAGAGCATATCCAATCTTTTTGGAAATTTCTCCTCTCAATTCATAGTGTGCTAGTGTTTCATCTAGCTCATATACGAAAGCACTAGAAATAAGCAAATCGTCCACTGTAATTGTTTTTTCAGCTATTGGAGGAGTTTTTGCACTGTTTCCTAGTATGCTATTTCCTGGAGTATGGTACTCAGCCTCTGTACGTCCAGTGTAAATAAATTGTAAACTCTTACCGTTGGTAAGTGTTCTTTTCATTACGAGATCTCTAGCTATTGTCTCTCTCTGGAATCCAGTAAACATTTCTCCTGAGAAGAGCTTAAGGTATAAATCTCTGTTATTTGTTGCATTGGTAGCTGTATTAATTCTACCAAGAAAGGTCTGACCAGCAAATTGGCTAGAACCTGACTGTTGTTGTGCCATTATTTTGTAAGGTTATATGTATCGTCTCTAGATCTAGAATTGTACGAGTCTTAATTGGACTCATTGAGATTTGTGGTCTATCCCACCGTCATGACGGCATTAGGTGTCCTCCGTAGAGGGCT